GAAAATAGAGATCGCGATATTAACCTATTAGAAATAGGAGCAGCTCAGGGAGATAGTCTTAGGCTATGGAGTGAATGGTTTACAGAAGGAAAAATTACCGGAATCGAATGTAATGACTCTTTGCCTAGATCACTATCAAATTACAGTAAAATAGAACTAATGATTGTAGACGGCTTCTCAGATGAAACCATTAATAGCTTTGAAGATAATTCTTTTGACTATATAATCGATGATGGACCTCATACTCTAGCCTCTATGGTTATAAGCGCTCAGAAATGGATCGATAAGGTAAAGCCTGGCGGAAAGTTAATTATAGAAGACGTACAGGAATTTTTATGGACCGAGTTAATAGACTCCTATGTAGATAAAACAAAGATTAAAAGCTATAGAGTTTTTGATTTAAGAGAAAATAAAGGTAGATTCGATGATATTATAATAGAAATAGAGAAAAAATAACCGTTATGAGCACACCTTACACTTGCCAGTTTTGTGGCAAACCAACTGACCAAGTTGAATTTGATTACTTAGCAGGAACCGACCACTTAGCATGTGTATTAGGTTTCGAATATGAACAACGAAAAGAATCAGATATAAATTTTCCTGATAGAAGATTATTAGCAGTAGAAGTCGATATGATTAAAAGTACATCTAACGATCAAGAATTAGGCGCTAAAATAAGAAAGTTATACTATGAAGTCTACAACAACAGCTAAAGAATACTACGAAGCATTAGGAGAGGTAGCCGGTACTTTATTTTACCTTAATCGTAAAGACGGATCGGCAGAAGAGTATATTCTAGAACCTTTAATAATTGATACTAAGAATAGAGACCTCACTATTAAAGCATTACAGAGAGTAATGGATAATACTAACTTTATAGCATTTCCAGGAACATTAGAGTTTAACGAATTTATGAATGAAGTTGTTGAAACGAACAAAAAATAATACCTTTAATTAATGACAGTTACATTTACACCAGAACATTTATACATTGGTATTATATTAATACTTGTAGGATTACAGATATACCAACTAAGACTCATTAATAAGTTAGAGAAAGAGTGTGATGATATTTGGGCACAGTTAGGAACCCTAGTTGGTAACATTACTAGTCAAATACTCTCTCTACAGAAGGACCTTAACGGTAAAGAAGATAAAAAATAATTCGGTTATAGAGCTAATCGACGTACAAAATAATACGCTCTAAATTTTAAATTTTAAACAAAATGGCAAAACAAGCAGTTTTATCATTATCAGGCGGGATGGATTCTTCATCTCTTTTATTACACTTATTAGCTAACGGCTACGAAGTAACAGCATTAGGCTTTGATTATGGTCAAAAGCATAAAGTAGAGCTTGAAAGAGCTAAATCTTTAGTAGAGTACTTAAGCTCTAAAAATCAAAAAGTAAAGTACCAGGTTATTAAATTAGATGGATTACAACAGTTATTGAACTCAGCTTTAGTAACAGGCGGTGCAGATGTACCAGAAGGACATTACGAACAGGATAATATGAAAGCAACTGTTGTACCCAATCGTAATAAGATATTTAGCTCTTTGATTCAAGCAGCTGCTCTATCAATTGCAACTAAACCTATTACGGATGATTGTTCTATTGGCCAAGAAGTAGCTATTGCAATGGGTATTCACGCAGGAGATCATGCAATTTACCCTGACTGCCGTCAGGAATTTAGAGATGCAGATATGGAAGCATTTAAAGCTGGTAATTGGGATGCTGATTTAATATCAGTTTATACCCCCTACTTAGATGTAACTAAATTTGAAATTCTAGAAGATGGTTTAAGATCGTGTGAAGCATTAGGTTTAGATTTTAATGAAGTATATAAGCGTACGAATACTTCTTATAAGCCGATCTTTATTAGACATTCATGGTCCGATACTCAAGGTATCTGGTATTCTGATTATAAGTCAGCAGCATCAGTAGAACGTATCGAAGCGTTTATTAAGCTAGGTCGTCCTGATCCGGTAGAGTATGCAGACGAAATGGGACCTGTTAGCTGGCAGTTTGCAAAAACGCAAGTAGAAAAAGTTTTATCAGAATATAAAAAATAAATTATGCCTTTAATTTCACACGAAATACCAAAAGCGTTATTTGATCGTCATGATGAGGTAAGTGATTACCCTTATGTACTAGGTCATTTACTAAGCTTAGATACAGAATATGCTGATTTTTATAAGAAGAAGCTACAAACAGCAGAATACTCTATATTAGACAATTCAGCATTTGAATTAGGTAGATCCATACCGATGGAGGAGTTATACGAGTTAGGTAAAGAGTATCTTCCTACCCATCTTGTACTTCCTGATGTAGTTAATGATTATGATCAAACTTTACTTAATGCAAAAGAGTATTTAGGTAGTTACAGAGTAGAAGGACAGAAATATATTGGCGTATGTCAAGGAGATACCTTTGAGCAAATTGCAGAGTGTATCGACTACTACCTAAAAGAGAGAGTAGATATTATCGCATTACCTTTTGACCTAGTTAAAGACTCAGATTATGTAACAGTAAGAACTAGATTTTTAAACTGGTGGTATGCAAATAGATTCAACATGGGAATCGGATTACCTAAATTTCACTTACTAGGATGTCAAAATCCAGTAGAGTTTATCCTAATTAACGATCTAAATACTGTACTAAGAGGACTTATCTACTCGCTAGATACTAGCTCACCTGTTATTAACGGATGGGTAGGAAACGAATTAGGACCTCATGGTTTAAATGTACCTAAACCAAAAGCAAAACTTGCTGATAACTTAGATATTAAGTTGTCAGAAGAACAAATAAACCTTATCTTTAAAAATATAAAAACATTCCGTAATTATGTCAGCAAGTAATATGTCAGAAGTAGCTGCTAAAACCTTAGGGTCAGCTAACTCATATGCAGTCTATACAGACACCTTTGATCCAAGTCAATTAAACCCTATGCCAAGAGCATTAGCTCGTGGAGACTGGGGTATTAAAGGAGATGAATTTGTAGGTTACGATACGTGGCATTGTCATGAATCAACCTTCTTGTTAAATAACGGCCTACCTATTGCAGGTACGTTAAAAATAGTATGTCCTGCTGATTCAGAATTTATGGTAGAATCAAAATCGTTTAAGTTATACCTTAATACATTCGATATGTGTAAGATGGGCGATACGATTGTTGAAGCTGTTGAGAATTATGAGAATCAAGTAAAGAAAGATATCAGTGCATGCATTGGTAAAGAAGTAAGAGTATCATTCTTTAGAGAAGGAGAGCAATTAATGTTCGAAGGCGATCCAGGAGAAGGCTACTACGATTTATTTCGTATGGTAGGTAATAAGAAATTAGAAGAGATGGAAATTACCGATTACTCCGGTAAAGAAAATCACTTTACTATTATACCTGCTGAAACGTCTGACGATATCTCTGTAATGACTGGTATCTTGAGATCAAGATGTAGACATACAAAGCAGAAAGATACAGGTGCTGCTTATTTCCATATTACTACTAGGAAAGGACGTGTAGATTTACAAGGTCTTTTGAAAGAGGTAATTGCATTACGTGAAGTAAACGAATTTCATGAATTCTGTAGCGAGAAGTTATTTACAGCTATTACAAAGCATCCTGACGTTAAAGATTGTGTAGTAATGTTGTTGTATGCAAGACGAGGTTCATTAGATATCAATCCTGTTCGTGCAACTAGAGAAGAATTAATTCCTCGTGCATTAATTGATACAGGCTACTATACTAAAAAAGCAATGGGACAATAATGAAAGTGTTAAGCAATTGGGGAGTACTAGTATCTCAGACAGGTTCTGAAGTAATAGCTATTAGTGAAATGCTTGGGATTCTCCCTAGTTTACTTGTAACTAATAGAGTTACTAACATTTCTGAAAAGAACATGAGAATCTTTGGGAAAAATAATGTAGAGATAGTAGTACTTCCTAATAAGCCTACTGTAGATCAATACTTAAGATCAGGAATACTAGAAAAAGAACTAGTTACGTTACACGGATTCTTACGAATTATTCCAGAAGACGTATTTATTCAATTTAAAGGCCAAATGTTTAATGGTCATCCAGCTCTAATTACTGTATATCCAGAATTGAAAGGCTTTAATAAGCAAGAGGATATTGCTGGAAATCAAGAGAAGTATCCGTACTGTGGATCAGTAGTTCATAAAGTAATTCCGGAATTAGATGCCGGTGAGATTGTATCCGCTTATCAGGTTATGAACAGAGCAAATACTATAGATGAAGCTTATGCCATACTTCGAGAGACTTCTCTAAGTTCTTGGGTACATTTCTTTACTAATATTTGGAAGTTTGATAAAAAGTAGCTATTTTTACTAAAAGACATTTATGAAGATATTAATAGGATCGCATGGAACTGGTAAGACTACCTTATTAAAAGAGGTATCTACCAGATTTCCTGATTATTATGTTACAGACGGATTTTCGCGTCCTGTAATTAAGATTGGTAAGATGTTAGAGTTATCTAATGACGAGAAGCAGTATGCAATTAATGAGTTATCTGCTTGGGCTTATCAAAACTACTTAACTCATAAAAATGTAATTAGTACTCGTAGTTTAGTTGACTGTATTATCTATTCACGAATCTTAACTCCTAATGTTAATATTGACGAGATTAGAGAGTTATTCGAAAAGACTAAAGATCAAGTAGAGTACTTCTTTTATATTCCTATCGAGTTTGACTTTGTAGATGATCCAGATAGATTAAGTGCTGAGTTACAGATTAAGATCGACGGAATTATACAAAAGTTTATAGCAGAGTATATCCCTGCAGAAAAAGTCGTAACTTTAACAGGTACGGTAGAAGAACGTTTAGAGCAGATTTCAAAATACTTATAATATACAATATGAATAGAAATAAAAACATAGATATTGAGAGCTTAGAATTAGCTCAACCAGGTTTCGCCAATGGTATTAGCACTTATTTAAGAGATGCTATTAAGAACGGCCAGTATTCTTTAAGTGATAAGCAAAAGTTAGCTATTATTGAAGAAGCTACTGTGCATTACGGTAAGTTTCTAACTGCATTAGGTGTAGACTGGGAGAACGATCCTAATAGTTCTAATACTCCAAGAAGAGTAGCTAAAGCTTATGTAAATGACTTATGGAAAGGTAGGTATGAGCCATTAGATTTTGTTACGAGCTTTCCAAGCGATGGCTATGACGGCGTAGTATTCGAAGGAGGTATTCCTATTACGAGTATGTGTTCTCACCATCATCAGACTATTAACGGTTTATGTCATATTGCTTATATTCCTACTTTAGAAGGTAGAGTAGTAGGTTTAAGTAAATTAAATCGTATAGTAGAGCATTTTAGTAGAAGAGGCGCAATTCAAGAGCAATTAACTGTAGCTATTCACAATGCAGTAAATCAAATCTGTGAAAATAATATAGGAGTTGCAGTAATGATTGAAGCTACTCATAACTGTGTAAGCTGTAGAGGAGTTAAGCATCAAGGTCTAGCATGAAGACATCTAAAGTTAAGCGGATCATTCTTAAATGAAGATTCAGCTAGATTAGAATTTTATGAATTTGCTAAAGGTTATCCACGTAAATAATGAAATCACAAGGACTAGGAGATACGGTTGCTAAAGTGCTAAAGTTTTTCTATATTGATAGACTAGCAGATAAGATTGCTCATATGCTTGGGTATGAAGATTGTGGATGTACTAGAAGAAAGAATATTTTAAATAGAATGTTTCCATATACAAAAAAGAAAAAATAATTATGCTGAATGCAGATCAAATAGTAGAGAAAGGTCTACTTAAATTAGAACAGTCTAAAGGTAAGAAAGCTCAAGTAGGGTATGATTTATCTTTACAGACAGTTAAACAAATTAGACAGAATCCTCAAGATAAATTTGGAGTAGTATTAAAGAATAAAACTAACTTAGCAGTCTATACTGAGACTAAGAAAGTACAGTTAGACGGTAATATGGGATGGTTATTATATCCTGGTACCTATGAAATTACTTTCTGGGAAGGATGCAAGTTACCTGCAGACTATGTAGGCTTAATTAGACAAAGATCCTCTCTATTAAGAAACGGTACAATTATTCACTCATCAGTATTCGATCCAGGATTTGAAACTGAATTTATGGGCTGTGTAATGAGAGTAAATGAAACTATCTTTATTGAAGAAGATGCTAGAGTAGCTCAAATATACTTCCATAAGTGTGAAGAGGTTGCTGAATTATATGATGGACAATGGCAAAACGATAAACAAAGAGGGTAATGCAACAAAAAGAATCACATACAAATTGGCATTTTTACATTAGCTTAGTTAAATCAGGCTTTAGATTTGGAGCAGGATTTGCTTTAATATTCGGTAGGTTACCTTTAGCTGGTGCCCTACTTATAATAGCCGAGTTGCTAGGTATAGCAGAAGAATTATAATATGAAAATAGATAAATTTAACAAGCTTAAATTAAAGCTAGAGGTCTTTAAATTAGAGCAAAATTACTTGACCCTTGATAAGATCTTGTATTACTTTTCTTTTTTAGGTAATATCTTTTTGATTTACTTCGGGTACTTCTTTGTTAAGTCTGTTACAAACTCTATACCCGCTCTATTTCCTTTTCAAGATATGTTCTTCACTATCTTTGTCGGACTATTCCTAACAGGGTATGAATTAACAAAGAGGTTTACATTAGAGCAATTCTTTACAACCGTATTACAGGTTAAGAAAATGACAGGCGGAATATTTGTAGCTGGTATGATTTGCTGTTTCTTAATAGCAGGTAGCTTCTACTTGTCTATTAAAGGTGCACATAGACTTGTTGATAACTCAGAAATAATAGCTACAGCAGTAGACTCTACTACAACTCTAAAGCAAGATTCAATAGCAAAGTATTATGATAAAGAAATTGCCTATTACCGTAGCCAACCTGGAAGCAGAAAAGCTGATAGGATCTATAAAGATTCAATCGTTAATGTCCTACAGCAAGCAAAAGATGCTAAGATCTTACAGCTTGAAACGAAAACACAGACCAAAGCGAACACCGCTATGGATAAGAATATGGAAAACTCAACTGCATTCCTTTTTATAACGATTTTCCTAGAGTTAATTGTTTTAATCGGAGTTGGCTTTGACGCCTTCTATACTCTAGGTAGCTATGAAGAGACTAAAAAACTACTACAGACTCCTAAGTTTAAACAGTTGGAGCTTAATTTAAAATTACTTAAATTGTATTATCAGAACGGTAAGAAGGTAGTAGGTGATCAAACCTTATCTTTTAACAAGTTTCAATCCCTAGTACAGACACAGAAGATAACTGCTTCTCAGAAGGACTTAAAGACCTTTACTGTACTTTGTCAAGAGCTAGATATTGTTAAAGAGTTTAGAGGTAGAAAGAAAGAATTTATGATCACTTACCAGGAAGCAAAAGACCTTTTAGAAAACCAGGAAGTAATATAAGTTATGCAAGAAAAAAGTTATGTAACAGTCAACAGTAAGGAGACTTTAAAAGAATTAATAGATCATATTAACAGCAGTGAACTTGTTGCGTATGATACAGAGACCAATAGTTTGAATCCCCGTAAGGGCTCGATTATTGGTTTTTCTGTATCTGGTGAGATTGGTAAAGGTTATTACATGCCAATTCGTGAATGGAAGAACGAGCAGTTAGTAGAGCTTGAGATAGGAGGTACAAATGCAGATAAATTAGCAAAGTATGCTATAGGTCAATTACTAAAGAAAAAATTAGTAATGCATAATGCTTCTTTTGACGTTCGATTTACAAAAAATTTCTACGGTATAGATTTACTTCCTGCTTTATATGCCGACACTGCTCTGCTCGTTCATACAGTAAGAGAGGAAGGTGCATTTGGATTTGGTAATCCTTTTGGATTAAAGTCTATTGCTAAGATGGTACAGAAAGAGATTGGATTAGATGTAGAGTCTGAAGCTAACGAAGAGCAATTAGAATTAAAAGCTAGTATTAAGGCAAACGGCGGTGCTGTATCGAAAGATAATTTTGAGATTTATAAAGCAGATATGGCTATACTTGCTAAGTATGCAGCAGCCGATACAGATTTAACCTTACGTATTTTTAATCATTTTCTAGGTATTCTTCAAGCTGAAGGATTAGAGTATTTCTTTTTTGAGGAAGAAGTAATGCCTGTTTATAGAGAGGTTACTATACCAATGGAAGAGCATGGAATTAGACTTAACGTAGCTCTTATTCAAGAGACTCAAAATAATATTACAAAAGATTTAGAAGAGCAATCTAATT